CGAGTCGCTTGACAGGCTAGACCGACTGGCGGCGTTTTACCCGCGCATCTGCTTGGGCAGCTCCGGCGAATACGCTACGCCAGGCTCACCGCACTGGTGGACGCGCATAGACAGAGCGATGCAAGTCGTCTGTACGCCGGGGGGGGAGCCACTGGTAAAGCTACACGGCTTGCGGATGCTTAACCCTCGCATAATCACGCGCCTTCCCCTGTCCAGTGCAGACAGTACCAATATAGGCAGGAACGTCGGCATGGATCAGAAATGGGCAAAGGGCCATTACTTACCCCCTACGAAAGACGCCAGAGCAATGCTTATGAGAAGTCGAATTGAGTCCCACAACGCGCCGCCAACCTACACTTTCCTATGAACATTTACACTTTTAAGTTCTTTGTTACCTGCCCGTTGAACGGCATCCGAGTCTTGTATGACGCCAAGATAGAAAACAAGGAGATCATCGCCGTCGAGGAAATTCTAGCCGCAATAAAAACCTACGAGTCTGGGTTCCATGAACCTATAGCCGACGACATGTTCGGTTTATTTGGCGGGCGCCAGACCATCACCGCAGACCACCACTCAGTAACCATAACCACTACACGACCATGATACTTATAATTCTTTACGCTGCGGCCATTGTTTCGGCCAACCTTCTAGTCGCCGTGTTTGGCCCGGCCATATCACCCATCAATGCGTTCTTCCTGATCGGCCTTGACCTTGCGTTGCGGAACGTCATCGGCGCAAGGATAACGCCGCTAAAAATGGGCGCTTTGATAGCAGGCACCGGGTTGCTGTCATACGCTATAAACCCGGCCAGCGGGATAGTTGCTATTGCTTCCGGCGTAGCGTTCACGGTGGCAGCGCTTGCCGACTGGGTGATTTTCCAGAGTTCGTCCGGCTCTTGGCTGCGGCGCAACTTCTACGGGAACAGCGTTGGCGCCGCGCTTGACAGCGTCATCTTCTCAGCGATTGCTTTTGGGTCAGTAATGCCGGTAATAGTGCTGGCGCAGATTGCCGCCAAGATAGCTGGCGGCGCAACTTGGGGATACGTTATGAACAGGGTATTGAAATGATCGGCATCGTCTACAACAAGCGGGCCAAGCGATGGCTGGCGCGGGTCGGTAGTGAGCATATCGGCTCGTTCATGACCGAGGCCGAGGCCATCGCGGCCCAGGCAGCGAACGATCCGCTAGGCAACCGGCACATCAAACGTGAACGCCCTAGGCCGTTCTGCACTTCGCTGTTCTCGTTGACGGCGTCGAACAGCGTCTTCACAATGGCTAACTTCAAACGAACGAGGGCGTCGAGATGAAACCGCACAACATTGAACTGGGGGACGAACTGCTTGCCCTTTCCATGCTGCTACTGATCGTCATGGTGCCGTTTGGCTTGGGCGTGGCCGTTGGCCTGCTGTTAGGTTGACGCTACGCCGTTGATCTTCTCGACCGTCCGTAGCGCCCCAAGGCCGAGCAGGCCCATCAGCACCGGCATCATCTCGGTCAGGTTAGCCGGCGTCAGGTCTGGCACGTACATACGCAGGATCGGAAGGCCGATCCAGTTCCAGGCGCAGGCGGCGCCGCAGACCCACCCAATAAACGGGCGCCAGCCCGACACGAAGACGGAAGGGTTGGCGGCTTCGACCTTGTTGATCTCAAGCTGGCTTTGTACAAGCTGAACCGCCGCAGCAAGTTGCTGCTTCTCGGCTTCAGTCTTGTCGGGCCAGACCTTGTTGATGACCGTGTTGGCAAGAATAGCTAGATCCATTCGCCTGTCTCCATCTGCTTGGACAGCCTGGCGGCGCGTTCTGGCGTCTGCTTGGCCCAGACGGACTCTAGCATGGCTACAGCGGCCTCAGCGTAACGGCCAACCCTGACGTGGCCCAGTGTTGTTGTGAAGGCTAGAAGACCCTTCACGCCCATCTGGAAAGCCATCTGAATTAGCACGGCCTGCCTGCGCTCATCGAGCAGGTGAAACCAGGGCAGCGCATCGTTCAGACCGTCGGTCTTGCGCTTGATGTCGTTTTTTAGCAAATAGTCGATCTCGTCCGGGTAGAGCAGACCGCCCTTACGCTCGTCGATCAGCCTTCCCACGCCAATCGTCCAGTAGCCAAGCGAGTCTTGGTAGGCGTGCGCTACGCTCCCCTCCTCGTTCTTGAGTTGCTGGATGATGTTCACCTGTCAACCTTACTGTCGAGTTTGTCGAAGATTTTGGCAAGCAAGTCGCGGATTTCTTTGAGGTCTTGCCGGTAGTCGTCGCGTGTGACATAGGTCTTTGGAATCTCAGTGCTGAGTTTGGCAAGATCGGCTTTTAGTTCTTTCACGGCAGCCCACAATTCTCTGGCGAACCAGCCAGTAATGAGACTGGCAACACCCAGGCTCGCGTTGAAAATTGATTGAGATTCCATTATTGGGCCAAAGCGTTCTGGTTGTTTGAATTGGAAATAATAGCACCTGCGGTAGCAGGCCGCGCAGCGCCGCGAAGCAATGCGTTTGTAGCATCTTGTTTTGCCCGCCGCGCCATAGCGTTCTCTATCTGTGTAGCCGCAAGCGCAGGGCTGGACATTTCCCGCGCAAGCTCCAACGCCAGCTTATCATCTAAAGAGCCTGTCAACCGTTTTACAGCGCCATTGAACACGGTAACAGCGCGGCTAAGAAGCGTAGGCAAAGGTACGCCCGCCTGTTTACCAATTTCAGTTGCAATACGTTCGCCTGTCGGGCCAGCAGGCCGACCGGCCCGCGCAAGGATTTCATTTTCGGCTTCTCTTGCCAAGTCGGCGCGCACTGCATTTACCACGGTCATTTGCTGCGGAGATAAGTTCCGCGTAAGATCCGCAATGCGTTGCTCAACTGCAAGTGAATTCGCCCCTGGCGGCAGCGGAGCGCGTAGCTTATTGCCGCTGTCTTCTGCCATCTTGTTTATGCGGGCCAACCTAGCAGCGTCTTTGTTGACAACATCAAGCCGCTGCGTCAGGTTCATGCCTGCATCGTCAAGAATACCCAACGGGCGAGCATAATCCTTCATAAATTGCGCTTGCTTTGCAGGGGTGACGTTGCCAAGTTCATCCGTTACTTTGCGCCGGTACAGGTCTTCAATGCCTGTTCGCGCTATTTTCATGGCGTCAGGATTCTTACCAAATAGGTCTACGAACTGGCCCGCTTCACGCTCACCGTCTTTGCTAAAGAACTTGGTGATTACGTCATCGGCGTTGACCTTCGGCTCGTTCAGCGCGGTCTGCTTAAACAGGTTGGCGTTGACGCCAGTTTTGAATCGCGGCACGTAGTCTGTACGGTACAGGTCTACTGCTTTTGCATACGCCGTCTTGGCTGCATCTGGCAACGTGGTGCTGTTACCAACTGCGGTGTCGATAGCGGCATGGATGTCGTGCAAGTTTTTCAACGCTGTTGGAGACATGGGTTGAGTCCCCAATTTAGCCGCAGCAATGTCTGCATTTACAGCCTTGCGAAGATCATCCAACTGCTGAAGCGTTGCCGTAGGTGGCCCGGCTTCTGGCGTTGCAGTCTTCATTTTTGAAGCTACAAGACCGCCGCCAAGCGCTTGTGGGGCCGGCTCTGTTGGCTTGAACGACAACAGCTTACGAACCGTATCCGGCGCCGACTCAGGGGCAAAACTGGACAGCTTACGTTCCAGAATAGACTCGGCCTTAGATACGACATTAGACACATCAATCGCCGCATCGCCAGCTTCTACAAACGCTGCTTTGTACGCAGGCTCAATAACGCCTTTTTTAACCGCCGTTTGCTCTGCTTTGGCAGCACCCAACAGGGTGTCGCCAATTTCGCGAGGGCTTACATCGACCAGCCCACGGTCTATTTTTGCTTTAAGGCGCTCAACATTGGCGCCAAACCTAGACTGCACCCGCGCTTCTTGCGCAATTCTGGCCGCATTGCTTTGCGCGGCTTGACCAGCGTACTGGGTAGCCATGTCCGGCACTTCAGCCGAAGCGGCGCCAAGCGCGGAGAACCGAGAAACACCGACAGGCGCGGCTACTTGTGCGGCTGTAGGGGCGCTGCCAGGCACAAGGATAGCTCCTGGGCTTCGCAACGCGTTGATGATGTCTTGGCCTCGGCCTTCAACGGCTTGCAAGTAAGTGGCTGCCTTGGGCGCGGCTACTTTTCTAGCAAACTCAAGCCCGGCCTTAGCAACTGGCGCCACGACTGCCGGAACTACGGCACCAATAGCGCCACCCAGTTCTGCATCGCCTCCGGTAAGTTCAGCGGTAGCAGCGCCGGTAATGGCGCCGCCAACTGCGCGAGCGCCAAAGTTCGCGGTGCCGGTTAACCCTGTTTTACCAAAGCCAGACGTTTCTACGGCGGTTGCTACTGGCGTTAAAAACTTAGCCAATGCAGGCGCCATCGTTGCAGCTTTTTTGAGCGGCATTGCCAAAGCGCCGCCAAGGGGCGCT